AGAAGAACCACTCCTGGGCGGTGGACGTGTGTTAATAAAACCATGGACCACTTGGAAGGATTGCCTTTTGTTACTGAATTTCCATTTGTCATCGTGCTTGTGTACGTTCCCGTCATGAATTCCGAGATTTTGACAAAGATGCATCGTCGTTACGACACGTTGCATGAGGGTCTTGTGTGGATCAAAATGGGGGATGACTGCAAGTTGCTTCTTTATCGTAAAGGCATTCGGCTCGAGCAGGGATTCGACATTGCGACATGTGATCAGAGTTGTCGCGAAGAATTTCATCAGTTTGTAGCTGCCATCGATGAGGCCTGTGTGGTCCATCCGTTGTTTGATAATTATGCACGCGATGTTGACGAGATGGAAAAGAAATCCATGGAGGGTCGCTTCAAAGTTGGGTTCGAATCGACAGATGTTAGAGAGGCGGTCTGGTTTGACAAACCTTTCCTGTGTACTAACACGGGAGGGGCTCGCACTTCTTTGTACGCAGAGTTGAGCCAGGATTTTTTGGCCATGCGTATTCTTCCACACATTCCTGGCGGTTTGTCGTCTGTGGGGGATTGGTGCGAGGAAAATCTTCTGTGGTTTATGGTGGAGGAATCGCAGGAGTGTGGTTTTCTTTATGAGCCTGACTTGTGGACCGATTCAAAACTGGTCTGGTGCCCTGCGGGCACGGTGTCGTTTTTGGCGATGGTGGTCACCCCATCCCCTGCCTACGCGATTCCGCTCAATTGGTTTAAACAACATCACTTTGGTCCCACTTTGCCTACGGGCGTTTTGGATGCGGAGGCTCACGACATTTTGCGTAAGCATCATGCCGCTTGGGCTTTGTGTCCTGACCGGGTGATAACACCTTTAGATGAGGCTTATGCTGCTTGGCATGCCCGTTCTGCTGACGGGATCGAGGGGTCTTGGACCGATTTTGTCAAATCTCTCGACGAGTGGCATTATGAGAAATGGCAGCATTACAAGCCGTTTGCTTGTCCTCCGGAGGTGTTTTACGATACTATGCGTGTCTTTGCCAAGGCCAGAGGATTTTCCGATCCGACACTTGATCTCGTTAATTGGATCAAAGAGTTGTCTGATAAAACAGGAGAATTTGAGGCAGTTGTTCCCCGCTTTTTGGCGGAGGTAAGATTTGGCAAGATAAAGGCGCCGTCATTTGACAGCGCCGAGGTCTAAAAGACCTTGGGGGATCGTTTCGTGTCTGACCAGATTAACGACCTGGCCTTAAGTAGTAAAATGAGGAGCTATGCATCTATGTACTCACATTTTTGGATAAAACAGACACGAAGCGTGGCACCTTACGCACAATGG